TGGTCAGGCGGGCGAACTTGACATCGACCACAAGGATAACGATGGTTTGAATAACACCCGCGAGAATCTACGAGTAGCCACCCGCTCGCAGAATACTGCCAACAGCAAAAAACAAAAGGGCACAACTTCGCGGTTTAAGGGAGTGCATGTGATGAAGAAGGGTTATATCAAGGCGTACATCATGCATCAGTACAAGCGTATTCATCTCGGCTACTTTGCGACCGAGGAAGAGGCTGCACTAGCTTACGATGAGGCTGCACGGTTGTATTTCGGGGAGTTTGCGAGGGTCAACTTTCCTGATGCGGCAGCGGCTTAGAAAGTTTGGTACGCAATCATATCTTTGGGGTAGCAATCGCTACCCCTTTCTTTTTATACTCAGTTAACTTAGCCAGAGGTAAAGCAATGAGTGATGAGAATAAAATCCGTGATGCTGCCGATGCTGTCAAAGGTGTGGTTGAGGCTGTGCCTGTTTATCAAGATGTTGCGCAGCCCGCATTACAACAATTCGGGAAAGGATTAGAAACGGTAGCCAAACTCGTACACGTTGCGCTCGCACCAGTGTCTATGGTTGTGTGGGGTTATGAGCAGATAAGAAATTACTTGCAGGAAACGTTAACCGAGAAACTCAAGAAAGTTCCGCCTGAGCAGATAGTATCGCCAAAGATGACTATCGCTGGCCCGATAGTAGAACAACTGAGATTTGCGGCTGATGAGCCTTCCTTACGGGAACTTTATGCGAATCTTCTTGCAACTTCGATGGATGCTCGTACTGCACAAGAAGCGCATCCAGCGTTTGTTGAAATTATTCGCCAGTTATCTACCGACGAAGCGCGTCTACTTTCTTACATGTCTTTAAAGGATGGCTTTGAATACTATCCTTTGATTTCGGCGCGAATAGATTTCAAACTCTCCCCATCACATACCGAAGAACGTATACTTATGCATCTTTCCCTGTTAGTCAAACTGGCAGATTGTGCCTATCCTCACTTATGGTATATCTATCTTGATAACTTAAAGAGATTGGGACTCCTTGAAATAAGTAGTGGTATAGAAAGCCTAAATTTGCCCTTTCCATCAGAGGAACAAGCAAAGGATACTGTTCTTAAGACCGCTAAGATTCTTTTCGGTAACAAAGTACTCCCTGAAGTAGAGAATGTGATGATATATGATGACAGAGAATATCTGTCCTTTTCTTCACTAGGAAGTCAATTTCGTAAGGCTTGCATTTATGAAGTTCAATCTCTTTAAATTGCAGGTCGTAAGTGCAATGCCTGAGCGAGCAAGGCAGGAACCCACTCAGGCGTAGCCGAGCGCACAAGCCGCGCCCGACAGCGATATAGCTCCCCATCTTATTACTCGCCCCCAAGCAATAAGGCGGGGAGGCTTCACGCGATGCGAGTCTGCATGCGGCAGCCCCATGAGCCGACACACGCCTCAAGCCTCACGCTTATTTGTTAACGTTTTTAGCAATTGAGCGAAGTGTTCACGCTCACGCTGTAACTCTTCTTTGAACTCGGCACGCTGCCGATGTAATTCCTCACGAAAGTCGATGCGCTGGTCTTTGATGATTCGCTCATGCGAATCAGTAATCAGTTTCATTGAATCTTCGTGGTGTTTTCTCGCCGAGTCGAGTTGTGCAGCGAAGTCGCCTGTTAGTTTCGGTAGAAAGACACGAAACATATAAAAAATTAGCCAGCCGACTATGGCGAATGAGCCGAAGTTGACTACTATTTTTATCCAGTCCATTTCGGCTGTCGGAAGTTGAAATAAAAGCATGAGGTATTGTTTCTCCTGACGTATGTATATTCCTGCTGTTCACGGCGAGTGCTAATCAATTTCTGCCGAAGCCTCGACGGGTTCTATCTCCAGCGTTTCAAGATTGAGGCGGTGAGTTTTGCCTATTGAGTCGGCAGGCAATTCCAAGCGTACCTCAAGGTCACGCAAGAAGGCTGCGTAGTCTTGCTGTAGCGGCATTATGTAAAGCCGTGCAATCTCTCTATCTCGCGCATGAAGTCCGTTCAGTTCGCGTATCTCGCGGTCTTTAAGTTTCATAGTCTCCTTACTGAATGACATGGTAGAACCACTTATAAGTTGTGCTCGTGCTGAGCGTACCTAACGATGCAGTTGCGGTGGTCGTTGTAGTCGTTACGAAGTTATTTGCACCCGAATTAGCGTTTGATGGTTGTAGTACCACACGAGGCGCAGATGAGTATGCGCTTGCGAAAGTAAGCGTAAAGCTAACCGGATTGCTCAAACCGCCTGAGCCAGTATTCAGTGTCACCTCGCCTGAGGTGTCATTGCCGCTTACACTTACGCTTGCGCCGCTGCCCGCGCCCGATTGGGCAATAGCTGGCGTTGAGCCACCGCCAATCAAATGCACAGCCTTCAATGGGCCGGAAAATTCCGATAGCTCGGTTCCGGCAGAGAAGAACTGCCAGCGATTTGTACCCGTTGAAAGCGCGTCTATAAAAATACCGTAGCAGTTGGTTATAGCTCCCGCGCCGAGGTTGTTCGGTCTTCGCACCCACAATGAACGAGCAATAGCAACTGTGCCTGAGCCGTCATTTTCGCAGCGAGTAGCCATGCCTGTAATGCTTGAGATATTGCTGTTGGCATAGTGGAATGCATACGCATAGTTCGCGCGCAGGTCGAGATTGGTCAGGTCATTTGTCTCAGTTGCATCCGTACTCAGAAACATCGAGTTGCCATACACGATAGTTCCGCTCGGCGGGTTCGCCGTGAATTTTATCGTTGGCGATTGAGTAAAGACCGAGTATGGCCCGACTCCAGTGAGCGTCGCCTTTGGAAAGACTTTGCCTATAAGCGCGAGGCTCTGATTGTTGGGGTCTACTTCTGCCGTTGCCGAATCAATTATGCATGTCGGCGGCATTCGAAGCTCGCCGTTGGGGCCGATGGCGTAAAGCAGATTGCCTGCGCTATTTTTCCATTCCGTGAGGTTCGCAATTTGAGAAGCTGCGGCTCGCACTGTGAAGCCGATAGCAGCCGCTCCGAAGCCGTTGATAGTAACTGCGCCCGTGAAGGTGTCTCCTGCTTTATTGGCAGGCGTGAAGCCGAGCGCGGTCGTAATCTCGCCGCTCGTTAGCGCAGACCATGCAGATGTGCCTGCGCCTGTGCCTTTCAAGAACTCCCCGCTTGCTGGCGTATCGCTACTAATGCCGAGCTTCGTCTCAACAGCAATGATGGCGTCAGCAAGAACGTTGTGGTGACGAGCAACAACGTTGAGCGTGACCGTAGAACCGTTTGTATGCGAGACCGCTGATGTTCCATCTGCGCCGCGAGTAAGCCCTGTGAACGTAGTACTCGTCTTGCCCGTGTAATAAATGACTTCTGCGTCTATCGAGAGCGCCCCCGTTGAGGGGAAGGCAGAGGTATCCAAGACCGTCGCAGTAGTTGCGACATTAGTGAGCGAGCCATTGAGCGCGGTACTTACACGATTAGCCGCTTGGAACAACGAGGTGCTGTCATCGAGTGCAGACGGATAATTAAGAGTGCCGGGAGTAGACATTATTTCCTTCTTTAAGGGCTGAGGGACAAGGCAGGCGCGAGCCACATGAGATGGCGCAGGAGTACGACCCCTCCAAGAATCGCACTCCGCGCCGCAGATGCCTAGCTTTTAAGGCTAGGCATAGAAACCGTCGCTGTGAGCGAGGTCGCTGTGATTATCTGAGTGCGCTACGTCCGAGTGGCTATCGGTGTGCGCCGCATCTGAGTGAGCCGCGTCCGAGTGCGCTGTATCGGTATGGCTATCACCAAAACCTACATCCGAGTGGGCATCAGTGTGAGCAACGTCAGTATGAGAGTCAGTATGCGCTGCATCCGAGTGCGTATCTGAATGAGCCGCATCCGAGTGCGCCACATCAGAATGAGTATCCGAGTGGGCGTCTGAATGGCTATCAGTGTGATGCGGCGGGTCGAAGTCGTCACCATGAAAGTCTGAATGAGTATCGGTGTGGCTATCTGTATGTGCCCCATCGCTGTGAGCCGCGTCCGAGTGCCCATCGCTATGAGCATTATCGGTGTGACTGTCTGTATGCGCGTTATCAGTATGGCTGTCTGTGTGCGCGCTGTCGCTATGAGTATCCGAGTGCGCGACATCACTATGAGCAACGTCACTGTGCGCCACATCGCTATGAGAATCTGTGTGCGAAACATCAGTGTGAGCATCTGTATGCGGGGCATCAGAGTGATTGTCGTTCGAGGTGTGCTGAAGGCCACCGAATATTATCCAGCCGTGCGAGTATTTTCCCAACAACACAACATCACCCGCTCGCGGAGTATAGGTATTCAGGTAAGGAAAGCCGCGAGAGGTTGCCGTGCTTTCGCCATCGAAGATTACACTCGGCAATCCTGTGCCCGTATATGCAGGGTCAATGCGTCCCTTAGCAACGCCGAGCAATCTATCTTCAGTTAGCTCTTTTGTAAGTGTTACGAGTTCATTGGAGGCTGGCATTACGAATTAACAATCTTTCCCAAGATTATCCATGAGTGCCCATGCCTGACCATTGCGACAACATCTCCGGGAGCAGGCGTGTATGAGTTCAAATATGTATAGCCCTTTGTGGTCGCTGAGGTCTCGCCGTCGAAAATAACTGAGGGTCGCAAGGTTCCATCCCATGCGGGATTGATTCTCGCCTTGCGAGTGTTAGGCGACGGGTGGTCATCACGCGAGATAATCTCAATGATTTTGCTTGCCTTATTGCCCATACTAAACTGTCACGATTCGTCTGACGTGAAGCCTCATCTTTCCGCCCGGAGCCATCTCGACTTCCCAACTCAGAACTTCGTAGCGTGCGCGCAGTCGGAAGGGGTCGAACTCTAAATCAATAGAATCACCATGACCCATGAAAGGCACGATACCGACGTTGAGTTCTACCGACTCGTAGATTTGCGAAAGTTCAAATAGTGTCTGAGTAGCTATCTGGTCGAGTGTGGTCTGGTCGGGAGCCTGTACGTCCTTTATCACGCGCACTATCTCGCGCCCGCGACTTGGTATTGAGGTCGGAGAGTCTACATTATTGTTGCTTCGCTCAGAACGTAGTGGACTGGTAAGCTCTGGCTCACTGACAATCAATACAACTATGTTGGGCACGCCGTACGCATCAAGCTCAAGGTTTGCTTCCGGTTCAACGAGGCTCAGTTTATTTGTCTTAAACGAGAATATTGGACTCTGCTCCTGCGGGTTGACCCATGCAAGCGCAACGAAACTTCCGTTCTCGTCAAAGTAATGGACATACCCTATTGCAGCACATAGCTCATCAACAATTTGATAGATGCTCGTTCCCGGCTCCCACTCCTGTGAAGTGGAAAGCACCGCCGTATTAGCGGTGATATTGATGCTCGTGATACCCGCAACAGCGAGCGCCGCCTTTATTGCGGTCACGTAGTTTGTACCTGCGGCGAGGTAGTACCTATTCTTTATAACCGTATCGCCTAATAGATGATTGAGGTCGAAGCCGTCGAGTTGGTAGGTTACAGTCCCACCCGCATTACTCGATGGCCGAGCAGTCGGAATAACGAATACGCCCTGCGCGAACTCAATCCACTTGCTATTGCTTGAGCTAAGGAATCTTAGGCTTATGTCGTTGAGCGTTGCTGTCTGATTAGTATCGCTCGTGGTCATTGAAACCTTGAGCGTGACCGTTTTACCCGCGAGGTTATCGCCTACACTAAGTCCCGGCACAGGCCCATCATTTGTTGCTCGCTGGTAGCTGCCGGTTCCTATCTTTACGTCAACAGTGAGCGTGCAGGCGGCAGGCACATCCGCATTCCACGAGATAATACTGCTCTTCAGATAATCAGCGTTGTTATTATCTTTGATTGAAATATTGTCGAATCGCCCACCCGTGCCGCCGTCGCCATGAACGGCAATGTAATCTCCAGTGTTTGCGAAGGTGTACGTTCCATAGCTGGCTCCATCAATAAAACCTTCAACTGTAGTGGAACCAATGACGAGCTTTACGCGATGCCACACGCCTACGCTCACATTTGAAAAGCCACTCGGCGCGAGCCAGCTTGTCCAGCTAGTAGTTGAGGCAAAGCCAGAACTGTTCCCTGCGCGACCTTCAATTCTAAACATCTGCCCCGCGCCGCTTGCATTACACATGAAAAATAAGTTAGCGAGAGGAGTGCCGCTCAACAGGAACACGTCAAATTCTAATGTCTGATTCGGCGCGACTCCGACTTTACGGAAGGCATATTGCCCGCTCGTTGCCTGAAACGAAGGTGCAGGATTGCCATTTGAACTGGCTACTGTTGCGCCTACAACTGTCCATTGTGAGAGTGACCCGCACGCATCAATCCCATAGATATAGTTGGGGTCTACAGTCGCAGGGCTGAATTCAGGCGATACCCAATTGCCGCTCGCGTTGTAGGGTGCCGATGCTCCGAGCGCGAGTGTGCCGTTCGAATTTGCCGTTACACTCGTTAAAGTGCCTGCCTGAAAATCAGCCTGAGTAGTAGCTGTATAACTCGACAGCGCAGGCATGAGTAACTTCACATAGGGTTGTAGTCTTCGCTTCAGAAAATCAATCGTGTCCTTTGAGGTTACTCGAATCTCTTGATAGTACGTGTTCTCGCCCGTGATGACGGTGGTTGCGGGGTTATAGGTGTTATATGAGCCATCTTCGTATGCGAAATCATCATATCGCCCAAGGGTTGTCGTAGTCGTGCTGCTTCCGTTTGCGCGCAGGCCAACTCCACCCGCGCTCATGATTGCGGTATCAGTCACGTCAATGACAACCGTCCCGTCAAAACTCGCCTGCAACCTTGAGCCGATTACTCTGAAGCGTATCGTGTGCTGGATGCCGCGAACCCAAGTGACATTTGCAGAGCCGAGACTCGTGTATGTGCCGTTGATGCGTTTATATACCTGTAGGTTCTGAGTCGGGAGCGAACTGCTGTCATCTCTTATAGCGCAGAGGTAGTAGTTATTGTTGTCCTGAAAGCGAGCCACTATCCCGCCGTCAGTGGCGTAGTGACTATCTACCTCGATGTCCACATCAGTATAGATAAGCTCGTCGCGTATAAGCTTCGCCTCGCTCCCACCAATTGATACGAGTTGACTATCGGCGGTCTGCCAATCCCAAGTGGCAGTAGTATCGCCGTAGCTAATCCAATCTGAGGAGTGGTCAAACTCGAATCGTTCAGTGAAACCCAAGTCGTCTTTAAAACTCGCCTTTAACGCCCGATTTACATCACGACTCTCCTTGTCGTATGAGACATTAAGACCATCAATGGTACTAATCTCCTTCAGCTTGACGTTGCTGCTATCCAAAAGGTCAATGCGGAAATCTAGCTCGCGCCTCTCATCAACGAGAGCATCTTTGATTTCCTGTTCAGTGTAACCATTGCGGGAAATTACCATTAGACTTCTTCCGAGTAGGCTGTGCCGAGTAGGTCTATTCCAACTGTGTCGTTATTGAGTTCGTGATTGAATGAGCGCGGGCGGGCAGAGATGATGCCGAAATAGACGTCGCCTCGCGGTGTGCAAACACACAGCGTTGCTCGTCTTTCAACCAGTGCCGCATACGCATCCCATTTCGCTTCGGTAGTCGGGATTTCTAAAGTTACCTTTATGCTTCGTTTCTTGTGACGACCCCACTCGGCAACGTCACCCTCGCGGCCCAGGTACCGCTTGAGCACAACTTCAGGCTCCCAATTGTCGTCAACGCGGGCATCATAGCCTGCGAGATTAAGTATGGTTGCGGTCGCATTGCGAACGTCATGCAGCCAGATGCCCGATAGCTGATAGTTATTGCCGCTCGAAACAGCGGAATCCTGTACCGCGCCGTTATCGCCAACGGCTCTCACGAAGTAAGAGATATTCCTATCAGCAGAAGCGGTGTAATCCCTGACGGTTGCGCCGCTCGCTACGGCCTTAGCAATGCGGGTGTATTTAGTCTCGCCTGCGACCTTACGATAGAGTTGATTCTCCTTGAGGTTCGGCGCACCTCCGCTAGGCGTAGGGTTCGTTATAGCGATACTCATGTACCCGCCGCTCGCAACAGGAGTAACCGCAATGACAGGAGTCATCGGGTTAGTAAGGTTGGTTGTAACAATGCTCGAAGCCTCCGCGCTTGTTACGCCGTCGCTGTTTACTATCGAGAGGTAGTATGTGTAGCTTGTATCGTCCGCGAGCATGACGCTCGGCAACACACTCGTTAAAGTGCTTGTGACTACGCCACTATCATATGTCGTGCTGCCATCGCTTTTGACTATTCGGACTCTATACTTCTGTTGCCCGCTACTCGTCCAAGTCACTAATGGTTGAGCCGTAGTAATAGTTCCTGTCGGCGCAGTGATAGTAGGAGTAGCCGCCGCATTGCCAGCTCGCACGGTTACTTGAGAACAGAAAGGCCCGAACGTTGAGGTGTCATCACTACTTGCGGCCTTTACCTGCCACTCTATATCCTGCGCGCTCGCATATGTGTTTGCAGGGAGGTCGTAAAACTGATTACTCGTCGTCTGAGTAACAACTGTCCACGAGCCTGCGCCGACCGCTCTGTGCTGTAGAGTGAACGCGCCCTGCGACTTCGCACCCGCATCGTTATGCGTCCATGAAAATCGCTTGATAGCAGTTCTATCGAACGGCGTCGTTGGACTCAGGTTCGTCGGCGCGGAGATGCGGTGGTAAGTAATTACGAGACGCGGGCTGGTGCTCGTTGATGAGGTTCCTGCCTGTATTGTACAGCCCGTCTTTAGCCCGCCCTGAGTGTTCATCCGCAGGCGCTGACCGATAAACCCGTTACGCGGAACGTTAGAGATATTCGAGAGCACAAACGTGTTGTCCGCGCTCGTCGTCAGGCTGGTTACTAATGCTGAAAACGCGCTGCCTGCTGCGGTAGCATCCCAATCACTAATGTCAATCGAGCCGTCATGCGTGTACCACTCTCCTGTTAGAGAGATTGTCCCGACGCCTGTAATCTTGCTGTTCACGCGGTAGATTGCGCTGACGCTCGCTATGGTCGCATCAGCGGGTATGTCAACGAACCAGCGCACCAGTGCTCTGTCATCCTGCGGAGTGGTGGCGAAAATAGACGCGGAGTAAATATCAAGAGTGGTGGCACTCGTAACTCCAGTCGCGCCGCTAGGCGTGCCGTTCACAGTCGCGTTGTCTGATGTTGCTGATTGATAAATCGTAACTTGAGACACTACGTTCTCCTGATGCGTGTGCGGGACTCGAAGCGAAGGTCGTCAAAGATTGCCTGCATGTGCTGGCTGTCTCGTATGTCTTTCGCTTCGATATTCACGTAGATATTTCCGTTCGAGATATTCGTGGTGCCCGCGCCCGTATTCGCTGCGAAGGTTGAGGAAGTGCCTGCGCCTGCTGCCGCCGCGCTCGCTATCACGCTTGCGGTAACAACAGAAGCCGCTGCGGTAGTAGTAGCCTGCGCCGCCTGTGAGCCGAGTCCTGAAAGCGCCTTGCCAGCATCCGCGAGCGCAGCCGCAATCCCGATGGCCGCATCCTTGAAAGCGGTAGCCAATTTCTCGCCTTCTAACGCAAGTGAAAGCGTGTCGCCTAACAGAACTACTGCTGCTTTGAAGTCCTCAATAACCGCTTGCAGGGCTTCTTTTGGAATTGATTTGTAGTCGCGCAGGGAAGTGAATGCTTCGACGCCTGCCTTGATTGCGGCGAATACGGCGAGCGACTTCTGCGCGAATGCACTCGCAATCGAAAGCATGGTGGTATCTATCTCGGTGACGACACCCTGCATCTTCTCGACCGCAAGTTTTAAGTCGGTAAGAAACGAATCGAATATCTCAGGGTTGAGTTTCTGGTAGTCGTTAACGCCAGCGAGTGAATCAACGCCTTCTTTGATGAGGGTTACTATCGAGAGGGCGCGTTCACTGAACTTCGCCGCCCATTTCATTCCTTTGTTAGAGATTTCTTCGGAGACCTCAATCATCCGCTGAACCGCGTAGTCGAGGTCTTTTGCAAACAGGTCGAAGACTTCAGCCGAGATGCCCTTGTAATCGTTCAGCTTTAGGAAGGCTTCAACGCCTAGTCCTATCGTGCTGACTACTTCGCTTGCGCGCTTGGCAAACTTCTTCGCGTGCTTGACCGCTTTACCTTCGAACTCGTCACTAATCTGAATGAATAGCTCGACCGAGCGTTGGAGAGATTCTCCGAACAGTTGGATTGCGAGGTCGGGTACGCCAGTGAAGAACGAGAGTTTTTCAAATGCCTCAACGCCCGTGCTTATCGAATCGAGTATCGGGCCGATGCTTGACGCAAACACCTTCGCGGCATCAACCATCTGGACTGACCAGATTTTTGCGAGCGCGATGAAGTGCTGGACAACTAGCGTGAGTTGAGCGAAGAACTTATCAATGACTTTCTTCGGTGACTTGGTGAAATCAGCGAGGTGCTCGAACGCATCAAGAGCAGACTTAACCGTATCGAGCGCAGCCTGCATGACTTCCTGCGCGCCCTTTTGAACGTCCTGTTTTAGTCGCTGAAGTTCTAATCGCTCGCGTTCTTTTTCAGCGGCACTCTTGCCGCCTCCGAAAAGCCCACCGAGTATGCCACCGATACCGCCGACAATAGCCGCAATGGGATTGCCTGTTGCGAGTCCCGCAAGTGCACCCTGAATTCCACCCGCAAGCGCACCTATCGCCTTACTACCCGTCGCGTTCGCGGTAGTAAGTCCAGAGATAAATCCCTGAACGCCAGCGAGCGCGGCTCCAAATGCTTTGTTTATCTTGCCGCCGCTTGCCTCGGAGTTTTCGGCTAGACCACTTACATCTTTTGACCCTTGCTCATAAAGAGTAGAAAGGTCATCGGCCATGCCCTCGGCTGTAACCTGTACCTGCTTGCCCGATTTCTTGAATATGTCCGAGACCTTGCTGAAAACTCCGCCGAGGTCTTCAGGGACTTTTGCCCAGACGTTGTGCAGGCTCTTGAGAGCAGCATTAATGAAGTCCAGCCATTGCGTTATCTTGGAGGTCGAGTCGCGGAGTGAATCCCCAAGCTTACCGGGCATCTTGCCGACAACATCGAGAATGTCGCCTATCGAGTTTTTGTATTTGGTTTGTAGAGCGGTGAGTGCCTCGCCCTGTGCTCCGCTTCCCTTGAGGACTGCATCAACAATCTTGTTCCAAGACTCAGGGATTCTTTGAGCAGCGTTGCGAGCAGCCTCTTCAAATTTGTTTATCTGTTCAGCCGAGCGTTTCAGAGCAGCTTCAAACTTCTTGCCATCCGCCTCCGCTTTGTCCGCCGCGCCTTCAGCGAACAGCGACAGATTCGCCTTGGGCATGAGCTTGAGGATGTCGGAGATTGTGTGGAGTCGCGCTATAGGAAGCTCGAATGCGGCAGCCGTCAACTCGGCTTGACGAGCGTTCTGCTCCATCGCTTCCTTCTGGAGCAGCCAGAAGACAGTCGCGCGCTCAAGACTTTCCTTAACGTCCTTCTGTTGACTGACTATCTCGGCAGCCGTGAAGGTGTGCTGTGAGCCTAAAGCTTTGAGGTAGCCGTTAATCTCGGACAGGCTTACTTTGAAAGTAGTGGCAAGTTGTATCTGTGCCTGTCGCTCAGCCTCTCTACTCGCAGTAAGGTCGGCTGCGTGCTGCTTCAGGATGGTTCTTACTTCATCGCTGAAGCCCTTCCAGTCTTTGAGGGTGAGGTCGAGGGTAAGCCCGACTGACTTACCCCAATCCTCAATAGGTTTCAGACCTTCTTTGAAAGCCTTATCGAGAGCACTGGCTGCGAGCTTGCCCCTGTCGTACAGCTTGGCCTCAGAAGCCTTGAGGGTAATCTCGATGCCCGCGACCATGCGGGTGACTTCTTTTTCAGGGCCGGAAGGCGAGTGAATATCAAGACCTTCCTTGAAACCGTTCCAGATTGCCGAACCTATAGACTTTGCAAACTCCCAGATGCGCCCCGGTATGCCCTTGATGTAGTCAATGATGTTCGTCCATATCTGGGTGAATAATTCAGGGAGTTTGCTTATCCACTCACGAACACCGTTATAGAGATTGACCGCGACTTGAATTGCGAACTGGACGCCAGTCGTGAAGGCGCTCTTGATGCCCTCCCATGCGGCGACCACGAAGGCTATTAACCTGTTAGGGAGCGAGGCAAAGAAACTAACGACCGCCTCGAAGCCTGTCGAAACAGTCTGAGCAACAAAAGCAATGCCCGTGCTGAAAGCGGACTTGATGCCTTCCCAGAGTTCTTCCGCAAGAGCGATTGAGCGCCCAAGCAAGAAGCCGAATGCATTAGCAACAACCTGAGGTATCTGCGATAAGAATGTGCCTATCCTGCTAGGCAATGATTCGAAGAACTCAACGAAGCTGGAGAGCGCGGCAGGTATGGTTTGAGTAAAGAAGCTGACAAGCCCGTTCCAGATAGCAACAGCCGCCGCCTGGATTCCGTTCCAGATGCCAGAGAGGATGGCTACGAGTCCATTCCAGTAGGCAGTGGCAGCCGCTACGATTACCTTCCACGTTAGTTCAAGTATGTTTTTGAGTGACTCGACATAGCCCTTGATGAGCGCAACGATACCTTCCCAAATCTTTGACGCCGCAGACTTGAGCAGTTCCCACGCGCCTGACCAGTCGCCGCTAATCGCCTTGAGTACAGCGCGAATAATGTCAATTAGTGCAGAGAGGGTTTGACCAACGAATGTAAGCAGCCCGGAGAGTACAGGTTTTACGGCTTCAAAGATTGCTTTGAGTGCTTCAAAGGCTGCCTTAGCTCCAGAGACCAGAAGGTTCCAGATAGGAACGAGGTCTTGAACAAGCCCATCAATCGCGTCGCCAATGCCCGCGAAGTTGGTTGTGTAGGCAACCACGAGCGCGGTGATTGCAGCTATCGCAATGCCAACAGGGCCAGTTAGAAGCTCAATTGCAGTTGCGAGTACTCCTGTGCCTGCTGCCGCGCCAGCCGCAGCTTCACCAGCCGCAGCCGCTCCTGCCCCGAACGTTCCGAATAGCCCGACGATGCTTGAAATCGCGGATGCTATCTGCCCGAAGATAACGAGTATCGGGCCGATGGCCGCAGAGATGGCTCCCAGAGCCACTCCTGCGGTTTGAGCAGATGGCGAGAGATTGCCGAACCAGTTCGCCAGCCTCTCAATTACCCCTACCGCTTTCTCGAAAAGCGGCATCATGTTGTTGACCGCTTGAAATAGCTTTGTGCCTAGAGGTTCTAAGGCGAGTAATACTTTGTTCTTGAGAATCGTGAACTGCTCGGCAAAGTCGGCGGTGCTTGAGGCCGCATCGGCTATCGTTTCGGGGCTGTTCTTAATCGAGTTGAGTAACTCCCCGATTTCAAATCGGCCCTCTCGAATAGCGGCAGCCATGTCCGCGCCCGCGCGTGCGCCAAACGCTTTCAAGGCAATCGCGTTCGCCTGCCCTGCGCTGCCAGCGTTCTTGATTTGTTCGGTTAGTTTCTGGAGAGCCTCGGTAGGGTCTTTGATGCCTTCCTTCGACATCTTGCCGAGAGCGATTCTCAGCGAACCCATGACGAGTTCGGTGTTGACGCCTTCCTTCTCGAACTTGCCTATGATTGCGGAAGCTTGTTCAAAGCTAAATCCAAGCTGTCGAAGCGGTGCGCCGAACTGGACGAGCTTTTGGGATAGCTCGGTTACGCCGACGCCTGTCTTCTGCGAAACCTTGAGTAAGGAATCGAGGGCGGGCGTCTGGTTCTCTATGCTGATGCCCCAGTCGCCAAACAACCTTGTTGTGCTGGCTATCTGTTGCTTGAGGTCGCCGCCCGTTATTCGAGCGAGGTCGAGTTCGGTCTTGGTGAGAGCTTCTAGGTCTGTGCCTGTTGCTGATGTGCGCCGCGAGAGTTCTGTCAGGGCGGTTGATATATCGTCAAAGGAAGAAGGCGTTGATGCAGCTACATTGCGGAAACTCTGTTGTAGCCTGTCGAGTTCTTCACCCGTTGCGCCTGAGCCGAGACGAATCTTATCGAACGCATCGTCAAACTGAGCGCCGACCGCGAGCGCAGCCGCACCCGCAGCGATAATCGAAGTTGTTAAAGTCGCAGATAGAGCAAGCCCTGCGTTAGTAGACGCTGCCCCAATCCCGCCGAGCTTGGCGGAGATTTTGTCAACCAAGCTGTCGAGTCCAGCCGTGCTCGCGTTCCTGCCAATCTCGCCTAATGACTTGTTGGCTTCAACGATGCCGCTCTTCAGACCGGAAAGGTCGGCTCCAATTTTTGTGAGGACAGAAAGAGCTTCTAGGGACACAGATACCTTCTGAAAAACGGGCTGATGCGGGTGAGATAAAAGAAAAAGGGAGCGCGATTACGCTCCCTTAGGTTCAATGGCTGGTTAGAAATTAGTCAGCATGCGGGTGTGCATCTACGGGTTCCGGCGCAGGCTCAGACTCAACGAGTGACGTGCCGCCTTTGACGCGCAGGTTGTACTTACCTAACGCGGCATCAATGCCTGCGACCTGCTCGGCGGTGTAGCCAAGCTCTATTAACTCGTCTTCCGTATGCTCCGCGAAGAAACGCGGCTCAAGGTCGAGTATGAAGCCGCGCTGAGTTTCGTAATTCAGTTGTGACATAAGACTCCTTACTTTTCTTTCTGTGAATCGCGTGCAGCAAGTGCCCGTGCCTCAAGAATCATCCGCACCGAGTTGTAGTCCTTTACAGACCACTCGCGCAGTTCATCAGGGCTGATGCCTAATTCAATACAGACGAGATAAAAATCAACGTCGAGGTCGGAGGGACACTCGCCTAGCTTGCCGCCTGTGCGGAAGTAGAGCGCGAGTTTACGAACCGCTTTTCTGTTCACTGCCTACCGAGAAAGCTGCGTCAAGAACCTGAGAGACGAGCTTATCGAGGATTCGCACAGGGATGCTGTTTAGAATTTGCTCGTCAAAGCCGAGCGGGTTGCCGTCTTCATCAACCCAATCAATACTCTTTACTAGTTTGAGTAACATCTTTACGAGTATTGATTGCTGTTCACCTGCGGAACGTTCGTTGAGGTCGCTCGGCAGCATCTCCATGCGTTCGGCTAAGGTGATGCCATAGGGCCGGTAGTAGACAACTACACTCTCGCCATCAATGTTCACGGTGAGAGCTTCTACATGCGTATACTTGAATGGTGTAAATGCCATTTCTGCCTTTCTTATTTTGGTTGGTTGAGGGACACGCGCTGGAGAAGCGCGAAGGTGAGAACGGCTCCGATTAGAGGGCCGTCAGAGTGTTCACAACATAAAGCTCAACAGCTTTGCCCCACGTCGCATCTTTGAATGCCTGGAACTCCCACTCGGCGGTTAATGCGCCTTCGGAGTCGCCTGTTTTCGGGTAGCTCTTTACGGCTCCGCAGAAATCGAGTTGAAACTCGTAAGGGATGGAGCCTTCGATAATCGCGCCAGTACCCGCAATGCGGATGAATTGCTGTGCGCCACTCGTGAGCTTTGCCAGCGGCCCGCCGTAGCCAACGTCATCAGCGTCGAGAACGAGGGACAGCGTGCAGTCAGGACTTTGTTCAACGATGCTCGAAAATGTGGTTGTGCCATCGAGCCGGTGTTGAGCCTTCTGGCGATTGCCGAGACTGAATGCCGCGCTCACGTCAATCGTTAAAGCTGAAGCTGCGGCAAGACCTGCCTGCGTATCAGCAAGCTTGACCGTCACTGACTGCGGAGTAATCGGGACAATAGCTATCGCAGTCGGAGAACCAGTTATAGTTACGTCGTCCTGAATCTCGCGGCCCATGAACGCGCCGCTCATCTTTACTTCCTGCTTGCTTAATTCGAGTTTGAATTCGTTGCAGAATCCGTATGTGAATTTCTGAGCGCGGTCACTATCGCCCTGCTCAATCGTGAACGTCTTGAATGTGTCGGCGCTGTTAGCGGTAATATCAAACAGCCACTTGCGCGAGTTCGTACCGCCGCCCGGTGTAGTAATCGTGGCTACACGCATTACGGACGAGAGCGCGTAGACAATCTGGGTGTAGGTTGCGGGCGCATTAAAGCTCGCCTGTGTGGTGCGTTGCGCGGGCGCTACCTGAGTGGTCACAAACTTCTGACCCATTGGTTTGTAAAGTTGAGACTCGCCCTGCGCCTCGAACTGCATCTCGAATGTGTCGAGTAGCTTGTTCGCAGCTACGCCAGTGCCGGGAGTGGACTCCGCGCCGAACTGAACTTTTCTTAGAGTTTTAGAAACAACAGCCATTGATTTCCTCCAGAGGTGGATTTGGAGGGGGTTGAAAGTTGGGTTAGTCTCGGCGCAGAGACTTGGTAGGAGTGCTAGGTTGAAGTGCTATGAATCGGTTTGAACTTGTAAGAGATATAGACCGCCCGAATGTCTTATCTTCGTGCCGCCCGGTAGAGTCTCGGTGAACGAGCGCGGCTGTGTGCGAACACACGAGATGACTCTGCCGCCTGTTACGGCTCCGCTCTTGGCATGGATAAGCGCATCAACGAGTGTGTAAATTGCATCAGCATCGGCGGGTGTGCCTGTGTGCAGGACTTCAACTTTGTAAAGTACATTGCTGAACACGCGAGTTGCTCCGCCGTAGCGAATCTCGTCTTGTCCTCCTATGAAGCCATACAAGATACAGGGAAAGGCTTCGCCTAAATCCTGCGGAACCTCGTCGGCAAAGATATTGTCCGCTACCGCAGTGTTGACCGCACTATCTTGGCTCAACACTGCCTGCAACCATGTTTCTATGACACCTTGAACTGTGAGCATTATTCTCCGCCGAGCTTGTTCTTCAGGTTCTCACGTGCGTTGATTGCGGCAGGGGTGAGGTAGCTTTGTGCTGCCATTCTCGAAGTTCCATATTCGACAAACGGGCCATACTCAAGCTCGCTGCCGACTGCTACCGTTAACTCGTCAACATCTTCAACGTGAATGGAATCACGGAGCGCACCTGTTCGAACTGGCGCGAGGGCCTTCGCTTCGTTAGCGCATTGGTCAGCGACTTCTCTGATTGCCTGAGCGACGAGTCTTTCTATCTCTTTGATAGCTGCGTCGGTTTTATCAACTGCTATTACCACATCAACCGTTAGCTTGTTGCTCATGCTCGTATCCGAAGCGCATAGACCATCACTGCGACTTGGTTTGAAGTCGCGCCGTAGCTCTCAGTGACCTGAAGGGTGAGTGAACCGATGATGAGTTTGTCGGAAGGCCGCACATCGGTTCCGACAGGAAAGTAAACCTTGTAACCACTTATAGCTTTTAGCTGCTCGCCGTTAACCTGCTCTCTCGGTGTGCTGTCTTCCTCTATGCGGCATGAGACAGTTGCTACGTTAGAGTAAGTAGTAGTCGCGCTACCTCTCGCATCCTTCGTAGTTGAAGGCCGAGAGATAGTCGCCGTGCTAGGAAAGTTGCCTAAGACACAGCTACGCATTCTGGATAATTGTTCAGTTGTGAGTTGTCTCATTAGGAATTAAGCGATACGGGTAGGAGCGAACCGAGCGGCTTGCTTCAAACACTGCTCGTACACTTGCGAGCGCCTGTAGCTTTCACCCGCGCCTGAGAAGTCGAAATCGGGCGCAACCTTCGCGGCCTTAGCGAGCCAGCCGTTGTATGCGGCTGCATTCATATCCCAGAGAGACTTGGGTTGTGCACCGCACTCCTGCCAAATCAATGTTGAGCCATCCGATACTCGCCCGTAGTAATAAGGCGTCCAGCTTGGCTCTATACTTGCGCTCGTGCCTGCCTTGATACATCTGAACATGCGCCCATTCTGATTCGCAGTTGTAGGTACAACTACATCGCCGTAGCTGTATGCCTTACCGGCCTCCCACAAAGAACAGATTTGAGCGGCATTTAGAATCGGAGACAGGTCGACTGCCTCATCAAGCACAGGCTCAGTGTCAGACTCAGTGAGCCGCTTGAGTTCGTCCATCGCTGCGCTTGCATCAGTGAGGATAGGCATTACTTAATCTTCTTCGCTCGCTTGTTTTCAGGCGGGAATTGAATCGCCTTGTTTTCGGGCGCGTTCTCGATAGCCTTCTCCTCTTGCACGACGAGAATGCCGTACTTGCGAGCAACAACATCGTTCAACTCGCAGCCTGCGCCGACTAACAGGAAAGCCGCGTCGGGACTGTTCTCGTCCACAACGCGGCTCCTGTCACTTGTTAGATACAATCGCTTGTCAGAAATCATTTCTAGCTCTGAGTACCTGCAACAGTCCACGTCGGACTTGCCTGAGTGTTCGTGTTGACGTAAGCCTTGCCGTTAGTCGTATCGAGAAGCAGAGCGCCTTTGCTCGCAACACCCGCGTAAGTACCTGATGTGCCATCAACAGGTGCGCCCGCGTTGTAAAATGGGCGCTGCCGAGAACCTTCGATTACTGCCATGTATTTGCTCCTTCAAAGAAAATCGGGCACAGCCGAAGCCATGCCCGACATAAAATTACAGACCAGTAACAGTGCAGAACGCCTGCGGGCGGTAAACTTCGAGCGATAGTCGCTCAACCGCACGAATGGATTTCTTCACTTTCTGGAAATCGTCGTTGATGAAGCCAACCTCGACCGTGACACCCTTGCGACGAGATATGTGGCTATAGCCTCTAAAGCCTCCGACGAGTGCAGTGCCTTGGCTTATTGCCGTGCTGAGCGCAACCGATAGCCCCCAGATTCGTTCCGGGCCAGCTTCAGATGGGCTGCCCCAGATATAGATGCCATCAGCCGTGCGAAGCAGGCGCACGCTTTGCCAGTCGGTAGGGTGGAATACAACCGCATCGGGCGAGGCATCGCCAGTAACGTAAATCTTCGTCATAGCCTTATGAACAGCATCGGGAATCGGGTCAGTGCTCTTTGCCTGAGTCTGGATGCTCGCGGTGTTCAGGATACCCGTCAGATTCGGAGCGTTGCCGTCGCCGTTGAGAAGCTGAGAGTCTTCACGCAAACCAACCATGAAAACGAGTCGGTTGTTGATGAGGCTCTGCATGCCATCAACGTCATCAAGCTGTTCCTCTGTTACCGGGATGAACGTACCCAACGAACGAACAGGCGAGCTTAC